ATCATATCTTTCACCAGCTTTCATACCAGATCCAGTTCAGTATAGTTCACCGTCCCGTCCGGGTTGCGGTGTTTTTGCCCGGAAACAATCGTCCTGGTTTCGCCGAAAATTTCCATGCGGCCTGATAAAGCAGTAATGTCCGGGCATATGTCGCCGTCAAATAAAGCCTTACCGGAGATTTGAACAGAACGCTTTTGCTGGGTGTATATGACGGAGCTGGATGACTGATAATTACAGTAAGCATGGAATGTCACGGGACGTAACGGAGAACCGTACACATCCAGCCCGGCTCTATCCAGCTCAACCTTGACCGGGATTTTTGCAATCTTTACGAGCTTAGGGTATACCATAATCAGCCTTGCTCCTTTCTTTTCTCAGACTTTTTTTTAAATCGTTCTCGTTGTCAGACCGGTCTGTTTTAACAGTTCGTATATCGTTCTGTGCATAGCCACGCCGTTTTGACAGATCAAATTCCAGGACTGGCCGAATGTCATTGAGACGCCGTTGATACTGTACTGCTGGAATACCGCATCGATCATATCTAAGTTTTCTGAAATGAACTCAGCTTGCTGGCAGCATGCGGTCTGGATCAAGTACTTTTGCATTTCCGTGAGCCCGTCGTCCCAGCCATGCTTTTTGATATAGCCTTGAATTCTCCCGAAGGTCAGAACGTCGATATTCAGACTGGCTCGTAAAAGCATCGTATATTTCTCATCGTCTTCCAGTTTTTCACCGTGAAAATCGTGATCGTAATAACTGGGAGTCGCATACGGATGGTGGTATTTTTCGAGTAAATCTTGGTTAGTCATGACTTACTTTCCAGACCTTGTGGGCTTTTGTTTCAGTTCTGCGATCTGTTTCTTCAGCTTGGCATTTTCCTGCATCAGCACCTGATACTGTCTATACGGCACTGTTGCAGACGGTGAGCGCTCCACCAGCACGCCTCCGTCGTCGTTGTAAATGTCAAAACCTGCAGATAAGTATTCGCCTTTTTGAGCCTCGGTAATGCGATACCGAGCGTTTTCTTTCTTAGCAATCATTTTTGTTCACCTTTAACAGCATAATTTTAACAGCTTACAAAATTCCGAAAAAGCGCCGCCGGTCATGACGGCGCCGTTTCGTTAATTAGTCGTCGATTACGGCTCGGTAGTCTCACCAGCACCAGAATCAGGATCGGTCGTGGTAGTCACGCCGGTCACATTCATGCGAATGCCGTCCTTTGCAAGCTGGTCAATCGCAAAAGTGCCGTTGTACTTGCGGCTCTGCAGCACGTAGTTGTCTGCGGTACGACTATCTGTTCCGGGTGTGAAAACTCGGATATAACTATACTTTTGTCTGGATACCTGAGCCTCGGGATCTACCAGAATGTAGTTGATCTGTCCTGCGTCATCGGCTGCCACGCAACCGTCACTGAAATCATACGCGGTCTTAAGACGAGATGCAGGAACCTCCACGATCTCGCGGATATCGTCAATCGCAAATACTCGTCTATCGACTCTGCCGGTCGTTCCATCTACGGAGATGTTACGGGTGATGCCGTCGGCTTTCTTTAACAGCTTCTTGACTGCAGGGGTGCAGTACATGATCACGCGGTCTAACGGTACGCCAGCTTCGGAAAATGCCTCCATGTCGGCGTCCAGCTTATCCAAAATGTTGCTCGTAGTCAGAGCTGTGTTGTCGATAGTCGCACCCACACGCACGGCCTCGGTGTAGAGCTTGCTGAATGTGTAGCAATCCAGCTCCGGAATAGCCTGGGTTTTTTCGAAACGAGCCTGGACGTTAGCGATAGAAACTACAAGATTAGTCTCATCCACATCCTCAGGATCGATACCGAACTCGATGTCGCGGTCGTGATCCAGCGTCTTATCTTCGTAGGAGTTGGCGATAGAACCAGCGTTAAAACCAGAACCCCAGTTACGCTTATGATCCTTATAGCCGGATACGGTCAGCACCGGAATCTTCACCTTCTTGCCGTTGACTACCTGGATATCGGAGTTACTTTCAAAAAGTGCGGCGGACTTAAGCTCATGTCCGTACAGCTCGATCAGCTGGTTACGGAAAATATCAGTATAGGTGTACTGTGCCATCTCATTTACCTTCCTTTCGCAGATTATGCCCCGGCAGCATATACTGTCTGCCAGGTTTTGCATGTTACTATAAATATTATGTTTGTTCGTTTGGTATCATAATTCGAGAATTACGACTTTTTACACATTCTTTTCACAGACTCATCTTGCTGGTCTTAGAAACGCCGAAGATGCTGTTTAAAGCTGCCGTTGTTGCATCCGTCGGGGTCACATTGTTGTCACCTGCGCCTGTTCCTACATGAAAGCCTGTACCAGAACCACCCGGCTGAGTCTGACTTGTGCTTTTAAATGCCGGCACTGCTGTCAGGACTGCGTCAATCGCCTCCTTGACTTTTCCCGCATCGACATTCCCGTTCTCATCCGTCACCTGAGAAAAGTCCGAAAGTTTAAGGACGAACTGAACTTGCTGTTCGGGTACGCCTGCCGCCATAGCCGCCAGCTTAGCCGCGTTGTTGATCTGCTCGGTCTTTAATGCCTGTTTCGCCTCCGCAAGTTGCTGAGTGAGTGCCGCCGGGTCGGGAGTATTTTTTGCTTTCTCCGCCTTGTATGCGTTGATAGCCTCGGTCATTTCTTGTTCAGACAGTCCTTGCTGAGCAAAGTAGGCTTTTAAGGTCGTGTTTTCTTTGGCAGCTAAAACACCGTTGAGCATTTTCTGGATTTTGTCATAGTCTACTGTTGGGGTTGCTTGGTTCGTCGGAGTTGCTGTTGAAGGTGCTGCTGCCGTCGCTGTTGCCGGGTTTGCTACTGCTGCTGGGTTGTTGTTGCCAGCACCCGAGCCAGCGTTATTTTCCACGCCTACGCCTGCTTGCCCAGCTTCATCCAGCATAAAATTCATCAATCTTCGCATTTTGTTCCTACCTTTCTTTCCGTTTTTAGCCTGGTGTCGCCAGGGTGTTATCTGTATCGTTCCGTTGTTTACCCGGTGTCGCCGGGGCGACACAAGCTGTTTAAAGTGTCGCTGGGGGCTTTACTTGCCACATTTCTTTGTTGTTAGCATCGTTCCGTTTTTAGCCTGGTGTCGCCAGGACTGTTTGCGTTTTCAAACAGTGAAATAACGGTGCCGGAGTTGCACCGGCATGACAGGTCAGCGTCTCGCCCGTTTCAAAATATTTGTCATAGCTCCACGGGCTTTTCAAAAATATACCCAGCACGTTCTATCCCGTATAATTCGGCTGCTAGTGCTTCGACTCGACAGCCGCGGGCAGCACTCCATCCTTGACATAAGTAAATCTTGTCTGCATCTGCCAGGACTTCCAACGACTTCGCTAAATACTTCAACGGCACGCAGCCGTCTTCCGGGTTGTAGTCTTCAAAATAGCTGTCCAGCACAACAACTTCCTTGTCCGGGTTATATCGTATTACCGTATCAATGGCTTCCTGTCTTTCTTGCTTAATCTCTTCCTTCGTTTTTGCTCCCATGGGCTGCGATATGAAAAGTTTCAAAACTGGCTTTCATATTTCTTTCTTGCTCATAATTCTTCCTTTCTTTTTCAGCTCCTATATTTTTCCGCAATGCCATCCAGATATTCTGCGTCTTTGATTCGGTCATATTCCGGCGATATTCCAGTACTGATATGACGGCTATACCAGGCGTCGCAGTAGTCCAGGCGGGCGGTCATGTCCGGGAAAAGCTCGGCTCGATCAAATTCGAATATATCCGTGTTTTTGCTGGAGCATTTGAAGTTCTCCGGCGTTTTATAATCTTTGGAGGAAAGAAACGCTACGGGCATAACGACTTTTCTGATACCCAACAAGAACGCATATAAAGCTGCCTGCAGTGCGTAATGTTGGGGGATCGTTTTTTCACCTGTTACAGAATCATACCAGTCATAGCGCTTGCCTGTCGTCTTGCATTCGATGACCAGTGACGGCAAGTATGGCCTGATTTTGTCATACCCAAGTGCGTCCCACATCCCACCATATATCTGCTCCTGGGGAAAAAAGTCTCCCCAGGTCTTTGAAAAATAATCTTGACCATATCTGTCCGTCGGCGTTTCGATTTTGTACTCCGAGTGGAGCTCGGAAAAGTACTGGATCAGCTTAGGTTCAATAGCTTTCCCGGCTAATGTGTACTTGTTTTCAGTAAAGACCGGCTCGTACACCTTGGTCATCTCGCACCATATCTGGAAAGGTGTGGAATATTTATTTGCGCCTAAGATGGCTGCGAACCTCGTCCCGGTGATCTTTTTGGCATACGTTAACGGTTCGGTGAGCTGTATCCGGTTATCAGGTATCCAAATGATGTTCATGACTATTCCTTTCTAAGATGAGTGTGATATGTTATGATGATTGTGAAACTTTTAACAATACCTGGGCAGTATTCGTTACTTTTCTTGCTCGTAAGTATCGGCTAACGCGTCCAGAAATGCGATGATCCCCCAGATCACCCAGGCCGCCCAAAATGCCCAGCCCATGCCAGCCTTCAAGCCAATGGCAGCTATCAAAAAATATGCAATCATATTTATCACCTTTCTTTACTCAGCGTCGCTTTCGTCAATAACTACAGCATCGGTATTATATGGGGTCTTTGCATCATCTGTAAAAGGCGTCACAACGATTTCTACTAAGCCTTTATCAGTCAGATCCTTTGCACGCTCCGGAGTCGTATCAAACGGTACGCCAGCTGCTCGCAGAATATAGCCGTTCGACTTATCATAAAAGTTCTTAACGGGTACTATTTTCACAGTTTTCTTTTTCATTTCCGTATTCCTTTCAGAGCTTTTTATAACTCATTATTACTTTATTTTCTTTCGCCAGCTTTGAGCGATCGCCTCATACTTTCGGGCGTTGTCGGCGTCCTTGCAGTATTTAGCCAGTCGGTGATAACGGCCCCACATGACCTTAGCTTGCTGTGTCTTTTGCTCGGAGTCATATACATCACGCATGGCTTTGATATCGCCTTTGCGCCAGCGTCCGTCGGCGGTCGTTATCCCTGGGAAATATGTGGTATGGATATCCCGGCAGTTTGGGTGATACAGTCCGCACTGCATCGCATAGCTCAATAACGGGTACTTTTCCGTTCCGTCCGGCTTGTACGAACTAAAAACGTCATCTATCAAAATCTTGCCGACAAACGGGATACACTGATAGCAAGGACAGCCCGGACCGCGTCGGTTAATGATCACGGTGTGAATACCAAACTCATCACGGATCGCTGCCTCACCTTTCAAATAGCTTTCCTTCGACGCCGTTCTCGTTTTGACGTCCGCAAAACTGGGTAATGTGTGCAGACTGCCGTTGCTGTACTGCACGCATTGGATACC